TTCAGTGGATGACGCTGGGTTCAGCGCCTTCTTATATGCCGTGATAAAGTCATTCCAGGACAACGGTAGTTGTTCCGGTATGGCTAGGCGTGACTTGGCTTCAAAGCCCATGGAATATCGGGTATATAAAAACCGATTGCCCGAGCTCTTAGCAGTTCCGTCTGACCCCAGTGTCTTGTCATAATCCGCAAACAAGTTGAAGTCCACCCAGTCCTTGATCAGTGCATTGACCTTCTTATTAGAGCGCATCTGAAATGCTCGATACTCTCCAACAGTTGGATCATTAACGACCTTGTCGCCAACATGGCTAAGCAGAATGACATTCATTCCCTTGTTGCCATGAAGCCAGTTCAATCCCTGAAGCAGATGTCGCCATGCGTTCTCCTCTGCTACATAGAAAGCACCGTAAGATGCTTTGGGATCATTCGCGCTCTTCCAGCCGTTCTCTTTTACAACAAACTCTTCAGCAAGTTTTGATGCCGCATCTGTTGTATCAAGAACAACTGTCTTGAACTTATGGTCCTCTTCCATCAACGATTTGATCTGATCCTTTATCTCTTCCCATGTATTTGCTACGGGGAATCGGGATACGTTGTTGATGAAACCCAAACCATCTTCAGCTTGGATGAAGATAGAATCATCTGCATCTGAACCGAAGGTTGACTTACCTATGCCATCAATCCCCTGAAGATTTATGCGTACAGGCGGGTATCCACCTTCCGCTACTTGGGAATCAGGCGCAGTAGTCACCTGGTTTAATAAGCTCATTCAGCCTCCTTAAGTTTTTCCTGATTGATTTCTTTGATCTTATGATCACCTAGCTTGATTGAGTGTGCGCTGTGCAATGCCTCGACCATGGGGTCACCTGGGTTACTCATGGCAAAGGCTTGGAACGCACGGTAATCAACTTTGTAGGTAGTGTTTTCAGTTACAAAGTCAGGCCAGTGATCTTGTGGTGTATCAGATAAAACCTGTGCAAGGCGCTCTTGATTCCAAACATGATCCCGTTTGCTTTCAATCGTTATACCCTGGTGAGTTTTCTGTCCACCCTCGTTGCTTAGAAGAAGCTTGAGGTTTGATATCTCTTGTGTATCAAGAAGTTGTTGTTCAACTTTCTTAATGTGTTGAGCTATTTCCTTTTGCTTTTGCTTCGCGCCGATATACTGATATGCCAAACATTTAATATCTGTCATTACCATTCCTTCTCTAACTATCTATACTCTCTACAAAGCGAACTTTATTACATACAAAGTAAATTACAAGTACTTTTTTAAATAATTTGAAAAAAAGTTTAAACAGGTATAAAGTCCATCAAACCGACATAGGAGTCCGTATGCAAGTTCAGATAGAAAAGAACGCGCCGTTACCTAATAGAAGAAAAGGTTGGGGTAAGTGGCAGAAGTTAATAGAAGAGATGGATGTGGGTGACGCTGCAATCCTAGAAGATGATGAGAACCTTACTGCCTATCATGGATTAAGAAGAGCAGCAAAGAGCATGGGATTTACAGTCTCAATGCGCACGCTCGATGATGGCAAGATCAAGGTGTGGAAGCAGGAAGCAATAGAAGCTGCCGAGTGATGCCTTTCTTTCTGGACAAGCAGTCTGGGGAGATGTCTCCAGAGGCTAAGGAAGAACTGCTCCTTGATATGTGGGACTACGGGATGCACATCATTCCGTGTGGATCACCAACAGAAGTAGTACCTAAATATTTTTCTGATCGCAATCCGTTCACGCCAGAGGATGAGCTACGCCGCAAGTGGAGCAAGACACCCAGAGGTGTACGCTGGCAGTCGTATCAAAAGACACAGCCATCGAGGGAGGAGATCTCCCACTGGCACAACCAGTATCCACAAGCAAACTGGGCAGCGATCACAGGGATCAACTTTGTTGTAGTCGATTCAGACAGTGAGGAAGGAACACGATGGATCAAAGCGGGTGGCATCAGCCGTACCCCCATGATGCAGAAGTCACCGAGCGGTGGCTGTCACTTCTTCTATAGCGTCCCTCCCCATCGATCAGTGCGCAACAGTGTTGGCAAGAACAAGATCGATGTGCGTGGAGAAGGCGGCTACATCATGTTTGTGCCATCGTTCAACTACGAGATCGAATACGATGACAGCTTTGTCATGACTAACTTCGATGAGCTACCCATGCTCACAGAGGAAGATGTCCAGAAGATCTACGACTTCAACAACGATGGTAAGGTCGAGACCCTCAGAGAGAAGCTGACTGAAGATCCCAGGGTAGAGGGCAGTCGCAACGATACGTTAGCCAGGCTGGTAGGCAAGTGGATTAAAGAAGGCTGGGGTATGCGCGAGGTCATGATCAAAGCGCATGACTGGAACCAGACCTGTCAACCCCCAATGGACTTGGTTGAAACCACCAGGACAACTGCCTCGATCATCAGCGGCCACATCAAGAGACACCCAGAAGACGTTGACTCCGGTGTCCTGCACTGGAACACCTCGACATGGAACACAGAGATCAGCGAAGACCTGAAAGAAATACAAGAGGTTGTGGTCGAGGAAGAGGTTGAAGAGAAGCCTGAGTCTGGACCCTTGGGATTACTGCCATTCAGCGACAAAGAATGGTTAGAGCTCGAAGACAATAACATCGAGCAGTTCTGGGGTGATGCATTTATATTTGAGAAGAGCAGGGTGCTTTTGCTGGGTAAGCCCAAGATTGGTAAGTCAAACTGGCTGGGAGCTTTCGCTGCGGGAGCAACGACAGGCACAGATTTCATGGATGTGCCGTTCAGTAGACCGCTCAAGGTGGTGTGGTTTCAGGCAGAGATCATTGCCGAGTTCCTCAAGCGCAGGATTGAATTGTATTACAGACGGTTCGCAGGGGATGATGATCTCAGGCGAATGGGATTTGATAACCTGATCATCAGTGGTCGGCTACGAAAGAACCTCATGAAGGACGCAGACATACAGGCGTTCAGTGATGAGGTGGCGTTTCATGAGCCTGACATTGTGATGATTGACCCTGTCATTAACTTCTTTGACGGGGAAGAGAACAACAACAGTGACATCCGTAGGCTGATGGACCGGATCGATATGCTCATGGAGATGAACAACGTGTCGGTTATCCTGGCCCATCACACGGGCAAGGAACGAGCGGATGACAAGACGTTCATGTCAGCACGGGGTGGTAGTGTATTCGCAGGATGGTTTGACTCAGGCATCAAGCTCAGTGGAGAGAAGCCTGAAGTCAGCATGTTCTACGAAGCGCGTAACGCACAGGAACCTGAAGAACATCTCGCCCACTTCAACTTTGATGAGGGAATGTGGAAGGTTAACGAGTGGACACCCAGAGAGAGGAAGCAGCTGAGTGAAGAGGATGAGGTGACTATCGCTAGGGTGGTTGTTGAAGCGATGAGCAGTACGACCTTTTATAAGCGTAAAGAATTAGAGATCCTTGCACAGGAAGCTTTGCACAACGCGAAGATGAGCAGCGGGAACAAGGCCGCACAGAAAGCAGTGAGCTATGTGCAGAAGTATCAGGGTAATATAGTCAAGACGCATGCAGTGCCTGGTCAGGCAGTGTGGCACTATCTTGAATCAAACGAAATGCAACGACCTTGGGAGGTTGAATAATGAAAGGTGATGGCAGACATAGTTTTAACGAAGAGAATGGATACCTTGTTCTGTTTGTTGGCACGCCATACATGGATGGCCGTTACAGGCAGGAGGAAACTGCACATGAGGTTAAGGAAAGAATGGAGAGTCGTTATCCTCATATCCGTTTTGAAGTTGTTGAGGTCAGAGGAGACTTTCGGGTGACGGATGATATCTTCTGGGCTAATCATCAAGATAAGATAGAGCAGTTTGAAAAGCTTTCAAGCAACATCCACTGGTTCAGGGATGGATACAGAGCAACCTTGTGAAGGGGTGTTCGTAGTATGATTCACTATCACGGTGTCCCCTTTTCTGGTGGACTGCAAACAGAAGTAGCTATGCAGGGTAAGCATGGGTTTGTCAGCTACGCCCATCATCAAAGCATTGGTTTGGTAGCCGAGATCTGTCAATCATTCGCCATAGACAATGGTGCGTTTAGCACATGGAAGTCTGGCAATCCATTTGATCTTGAGGGCTATGCAGAGTTTGTTAATTTCTGGCACAGACATCCAGGGTTCGACTGGTATGTCATGCCTGATGTCATCGATGGTGATCATGTTGAGAATGAAAAGATGCGAGAAGCATGGGCATCAACCGTTGATTGTAATGTGTGGGACAAGGGAGTTCCTGTTTGGCATCTTTCGGAACCTTTGGAGTTGCTTGATAAATTGGTGGACTCATATCCTAGAATAGCTTTTGGTTCTTCTGGAGAGTATTCAACAATCGGTAACGAACCTTGGTGGAACAGGATGTCTGACGCAATGGATATCTGTTGTGATCAGGAAGGTATAGCCAGGACAAAGCTGCATGGGCTACGCATGCTTGACCCAACAGTATTCTCCCACTTCCCATTCTCTTCAGCCGACAGCACAAATGTTGGCAGGAATTGTGGTATGGATGGTAGATGGAAAGGCCCATATGTAAGCGGCCTCAGCAACAGGACAAGGGCGATGGTTTTGATGGACCGAATTGAATCTCATGCCTCGGCATCGACATGGAATCGAACAGAGCATGGGTATAAGAACTTTGAGTTGATTGGATGAAGAAAATTATTTTATTAAGTGGTGGATTTGACAGCGCATTGATACTAGCTGATGAATCCAACAAAGATCCCAAGCATGAGATCTATGCATTGAGCATTGATTACGGTCAAAGACATTATGTTGAGCTTGATTATGCAGAGAAGCTCGCTGAAAAGTATGGCGTTGTGCAGCACAGGATCATCAGTATGGCACTCCCCTATGACTCAACGCTTACTGGAGGAGAGATTATTAAATCAGGCCCACCTGTTGTCCCTAATCGGAATGCAATCTTCCTGGCCCTGGCAATTGGATGGGCAGAGACACTGGATTGTCATGATATTTATATTGGGTCAAACAAGGATGATCATGAAAACTTTCCTGATTGCAGGCGTGAGTTCTTTGATCGACAGGAGGAGGCTTCGCTTTACCCTGTGCGTATACATACCCCTCTGATCAACTCGACAAAGGAAGATCTGTTTCAGGAAAGGGAGGCGTTGAATGAGCATTATCATCTTTATTTGGAGGAGACAATGAGCTGTTACAACGGCACTAATTGTGGCGTGTGTGATGCCTGTCTGCAAAGAAATGTATAGCGTCAAAGAAATATTTTATACCCTTCAGGGCGAAGGGATTAACGCAGGAAAGCCAGCGGTGTTCTGTCGTTTTGTGGGCTGCAACCTTTGGTCAGGGCAGGAAAAACACAGGGACGATGCTGTCTGTAAGTTTTGTGATACTGATTTCCTTGGTGGGTTTAAGGTTCCTACTGCATTTGAACTGGCTGAAAAGATACATGAAGCATGGTGGAGACCGTCATCAGATAACCTGTTGGTTGTACTGACAGGGGGTGAGCCTGGTTTGCAGGTTGATGAGAAGCTAATCAGCAAGCTGCATGGTTACGGATTCTCTATTGCGATTGAAACAAATGGAACTGTAGATTTACCTGATGGGATTGACTGGATCTGTGTTAGCCCCAAGGCGAATACAGAACTTAGGGTAACGAAAGGGGATGAGCTGAAGCTAGTCTACCCACAGGAGAGTGTGGACCCTAGTCAGTATCTGGACCTGAACTTCAAGCATTTTTTGCTTCAACCCATGGATGGTGATCGAATCGAGGAGAATACAAGGGATGCGATTGAGTATTGTAAGTCAAACACTCAGTGGAGACTAAGTACACAGACGCATAAAACAATAGGTATAAGGTGAAAAAAACCTCACTGTCATAGAGAGAGTGGCCTCGCTTTAGGGGAGTAACTCAAGGGGTTCTGACAGTGAGGTTACACCCAAAGCAAAAGGGTGAGCGCATCTTAACACCGAGAAAGGAAAAGAATCAATGCCGAAAGTAACAATTGAAGTAGAGTTAACAGAGGAAAGAATCAATCGAGTGATTGAGATGTTCGAGGAAATGGATAAAACCCTGACTGAGATGAGGAAGATCTCGCAGGAGTTGAAGGACTTGAGTGAGATGTCATTCAAGGAACTGGCGAAGTCAGTCGAGAACACTTAGCGATGAAAGTTAAAGTAAATTCTAGGTGCGGTATCGA